TTATTATTAAGTGTCGTACCGTTAGTGATAACGGTCAACTCGAGATTATCTGTAACATCTTTTCTAGCCGAAAGCTCTTTTAAAATTTTTAAAATTTCTGGCACCATTAACGATTCCCCGCCCATTAGATTAAGTGTTCTTAGATCGTGTTTTAAAAGATCATTTATAAATTGAATTTTTGAACTCTTAGCCCAATCGTAATCCTTTTGTTGTATGTCTTTTTCAAAGCCTAATTTTATATTTTCGTTTAGTAAAGTAGAACTTGAGGCACCCTCACACATTTGGCATTTGAGATTACATAAATTTGTTATAGATAAGTTTATCTCTTCGGGACGTTCTATGTCTAGCTTGTTTAATTTTAGAAGATGTTGTTCGAAATTCTTGTTGAATAGTACTTTTTGAGATCTGTTTCCTAGCTGTCTGTGACTTATTAATTTACTATTCTCTTGATCCCAACATTTTTTACACTCGGGTAGTCTTTTGTTTTGTAAAAAATTTTTAGTTAAGTGTTTCCTGTAATCGCTGTTCCAGTAGTTTTTTATTTTATTATTAATACTGAATGTTTTTCTCCCCTCAAACTCGCTGTGTTCTGATTGTATCATACAACAAGCCCTAATTTTTCCACGTGTTGTCACATCAATGGCTGTGAATGGTCTTATACAGAAATTATTATTTTTTGTTTCGTATGATGGCATGGATATCTTTCCAATTATTTACTCTGGTAATATCCGGGTGACTGAAGTCTCGGTTGTATGGGTGGTCTATTAATATAGGCTTTAAACCGTAATTGAGCCCGGCTAGTGCGTTCTTAGGCTTATCCTCGACCCAATACAGCCCGGTATCATGAAACTCCGCTAATGCTGAATCTTTATCTGCTCCTGTGCCTAATATATGATAATTTTTAAAGACATGATCGCCAAAAAGTTCGCCCATTCTTTTTTTACGTAGACACTGTGCTGGTATGTCTGACGTTTGAGATGTTATAGGTATGAATGTCCAACCTTCTGCGGCTAGTAGTTTTACCCAAGTCTGTGATTCCAGCATGGGTCTTTGTGTTCCCATCCAAGCACTTCTGTTGAATTCTCTAATTTCTTTACCCATTTGTTCTTTGGTTAGACCAAATCTTTCTTCCATCCAGTATGTGTTTTGTTTGTCTGGTAATAATCTATAAGGGTGATATCTAGCACCTCTCTCATCAAACAGTGTGCGTTGCAACATCCATTTGGTGAAATGGTGTTCCCATTCCAAAAGTACGCCGTCTACGTCTGTGAGGATAATTCTATTAGATGTCGGCATCTTCCATACCCGCTACTCTCAGTTTAACAATGTTTGTAATCTGCCATTGTTTTTGATCTAAGCCTTTGGTGATGGACAGCCACTGGTTTCTTATCAGTGCAAAGTCGTTGATTATTTTCGTCATATCTACAACGTCATCTTCTCCGTCAACATACTTTGTTGCGTCATTACTACTCAATGCTCTGTTGTAGTTCTCGAGAAATTTTCTAAAAGTCTTTGATCTCAATCTTCTTAGTTCTATGTTAAGGTATTCTAGTATGGCCTCTAGCTGTTGCAGTTGTCCAAACCTTTCCTCGACTATGCCGGGTAATGAAGCGGCCGCTCTTTCTAAGTTGCCAAATATCTTGCACTGCTTCTTTGCTTCTATTAGTTCTGCGTCAAAATATGCCGCACAGTCAGGTATCTTGGCTAGGTTTCTAGTTACTTCGTTGTACCAGTTTATCATTCATCCTCGCTGTATCCATCCTCGTCCACTTCTTCTTCCTCGAACACGGTGTTAACAGCTTCTTCAAGTTTTGGATCATATTCGGCCGACGCTTTTATCTCGTCATGTTCTACACCGATGTCCTCTAAACTTTTAATAAAGTCAATAGCCATGTCCAATTTCTGTCTCTCAGGGACGTAATGTATAATCGAGTTCCACAAACGTTCAATGTCTTCGTGTGTAAAGTCTATCATTTATTTCTCTGTTTTAATTGGTTCTACTTTTTTAGTTTTTGTTTTAACTTCTGGCTCTTCGACTTTGTCAGCGAAGTTTGTATCTTCCTTGAAGTCCGCCATTAGCATATCTAATTTATCACCAATCCATTGTTTTCTAAAGTCAATGTGTTCTTTACCCGCTTTGTCTATGTATTTCAGTCTGTTTCCTTGTTGTACTAGTACACCTTTCTTTTCAAATAGATCAACTAGTCCACTGTATGGGTTCATTCCTGTTTCATATGGGATCTTAACCTGTACTGATTCAAAAGGTTTAGAGTATCTTGTCTTCATAACTTTACAAGCGGCTCTTATACCCCTCACATCTGTGACTTTGTTACCATCCAGGTCTTCTTTTAATTTAAGTTTCTTCATTGCAATAACAATCGAACTTGCATAGATAAATCCTTGTCCACCTGATATCTTGTCATCTGGATCAAACATATCCTGTGATGCATATGTGTGGTTGGTTGCTATAAGTCCTACATTCCACGAACCAAACATATTAACACAGTTTCTCACAAGGGCGGTCAATGCCTTGGGTTTTCTACCTAAGTCACCTTTCATGTCACCCGCTTCAAACTGATTAACGTCAGTTGGTGTAAGCATCATGCCTAATGAATCAATTACGAATAGTACTTTAGGTGCACCTTCTTTGTCGTCTGAGTGTGCTTCTTTGTAACCTTTCATGAACTCTGAAATAGTTTTAGCTACATCATCGATCATGGATATACTTAATTTTAAAAGTTTATCTTCTGATGTGTCTACTTTTAATGCTTGTAACCATTTTTCATCTAGTGCATTCTCTGTGTCAATTAAGATAACAAATATACCTTGATCCTGTGCATTCTTGATTATGTTTCCTGATGCTATGTAACTCTTGCCTGCTCCTGATTCTCCTGCAAGTACAGTTACCTTACCTAGTGGAATTCCTTTGTTGAAATCTCCAGTCATCAAATAATTTAATGCGTAATTTCCTGTGCTGATCCAATCTGTTGGATCGCTGAATCCTATACCTAACCCTTGGATTGATTTTGTGATACTCTTTCTAAACTTTGTTGCGTCAAATACTTTTGTCATAATTTTTAGTTCCTTTCTACTATTATATTTGCTTTACTGTCTTTTGTCAAATGTTCCATGTTTATTATCTCTATTTTACCAACTGGCAACATGCCAATGCCGTGTTTCTTTTCCAAAGGATCAATGTCATGATCCTTGCACCAATCGATAAAATTTTGTTCAAATATGTTTTCTTTGTCTGTGAATGATATTACAATGTCAGGACCAATGTAATGATTATTCTTTGTTGCTGGGTATTTAAATGGTAAATTATCTTTCCATAGATCTACATAACTTTTTCCTAACTCGTTGTATGCTAGATATACTTCATTTTTTGTTCGATTAAATTGAAACAAATTATGCTCTTCTTCTGTAAGTTTAATTCTCGGAGTTGTTGTTCTTTTCTTAGTCCATTGTATAGGTAAACCGTCTAATGTGCTTTTACTTGAACTATGCTCTAACGCATGTACACAATAGTTTAAATCTCTAATGTTTTCTTTTATATTCATAGGTGCAATTTTCATTAGTTTAGTAGGATTATCAAAATCACCAGACAGTTGTTCAAATGCTATATGCAACGTATTGTATAAGTTATGATCATTCCAATTAACTTGTTTGGGTATTTTTATAAATTCTGTTTTTAAAAAAGTATTAATGTTTGTTATAGAATCTAGCAAGATATCTTTTATTTCTTCCTTTGTACGCAAATTAAAAAATGTTCTCACGTGATCTATGTCCTCACCGTCACCAACGTAAATAGATTCAATTAAGTTTTTCCATTTGCTGGCAACGGTGTGATCATATAGATCTATACGAAAAGCGGGTTTGCCGTCAATCTCGTATAACATTTGTCAGATTATTTTGCTTGTCTTGATCTAATCAACTTCAGGATGTCCTCTGCTCTCTTGGCACTGTCACCCGCTGGAGCCACCACTGCTGGTGCCGCCTCTGGTTGTGGTGCTGGTGCAGATTCTGTAACAGGTGCACTTGTTGGTGCAGTTTCAGTTACTGGAGTTGCTGTCGGGACAGACGATTGAGGTTTAGCTTGGTAAGCCATTCCTGCTGGTCTGTAATACTGTCCATACTTCTCTAGATCAAACGCTTCACCTTCTACAGATTTCTCAAATAACTCTTTAATTATTTTTACTTCTGCTTCGGTTGGCTCTTTTGGTCTGAAGTCACCTAGGTTGTGTAACCCGTGTGTTTCTACTGCGGCTCTCTCTGCTTCGTCTAGAGCTCTTTCTCTTCTTGACCATTTTGATGTTGAGTAGTCAGCGTAACCACCTTTGGTTGTTTTGTTGATTCTGAAGTCAACACCTTTTACATAATCAGTAGGCATCTCTTCCATCTCTGGATCCAGTAATGCACTTCTAATAATGTTAAAGATCTGAGGTCCAATAATGAATCTTCTAACTGGATTCTCAGGTGTTGTGTCTTCTGCCAACGGATTTGTTGTAACAAAACCTTGGAAAATATAACTTTTCTTTTTCCAATATTTTCTACCCATGTCTTCCATGCTCTTGTCTTTGAACCATGGTCTAACTTCCGTTAGTACTGGGCAAGTCTTGCCATACATCTCCATACACGGTACTTGTACCTGTACTGGTCTTGAGTCAGTCTGACCTTTAATACCTGCGAAAGGTAATTTGATCATGTTTCTTTCAGTCCAGAAAAATGTATTTGTTGTATCCTTATCGGGCAAGAATCTAAGTACTGCTTCTGATCCTTCTGCTATATTCCAATGTGGATAGATGGCGTTGTCTCCGCCTGTGTTGGAAGTGGAGCGATTCACTTCTTGGGATTTTAACTTCGCCCTTATTTCAGCCAATGTAGCCATAATGTAAGCCTCCTTGTGTGCCTATGTTTGTTTTAAGTTGCCTAAATGTATATTAGACATATAGTACATAA